GAACATTCTCAGCAGTTTCCATGCCTTGATAGTATTGGTCAAGATCAACACGACCTTTAAGTAAAGGAGATAGTTCTCCGCTAACGAAAGAACTTTGCAGGAATTTAGATTTAGCCATTAACGCCTCACATTAATAAATGGTTGGCTTCTCATTGGCTCAGTAGGGTATTGTTGTGAGTCAGTGTAACGCGCCATACGAGATGCGTTCACATACTTGTTTGCATTGATCTCAGCAGATGCCGCACTGTCTCTAATAGAAGGAGCAAAGTCCATTGCCAAAGCATACTCTATCATCTTAGCAAAGTAGACAGGCCATTCGCTCTCAGGAACATTCGCTGTGTAATCAATGTATAAAGGGCCAGATGTATTAGTGTACACCTTATCCCCATAGATTCTGTATTGTACTGCTGGCTCTAACTTAATGACGTTAATCAAGTCAGCAGGCAACTGGTACATGTTTTGGTATTCAGTTCCTACAGGAGTCTGAGGAGTCATTGCTAGTTGTGCTGTACGTCTGGAAAATCCCCATCGGTACTTAGACATTTCGGACTGTACAATGTTGTCATATAGGTTATTAGCAACTGTCTCTGCTCTGCTATTACCGCTTAATGACGTAACTGGCAGATCGCCAATTAATATCAAGGCGTTAGAAATCAACTTAATCTTTTCTGCCATAATAAACCTTTAAATTTTCGGAAGATTTTCAGTATATTTCTTCATTAACGCTTTATTTTTTTTAGTTAAAAAATCGTTAAGACTTTCTTGAGTTTTATATTTTGTTACTAATTTTGCATAAAGCTCTGTGTCTTTACTCTTTCGCGCTTCTGAAATCATTTTTACCGTTACGCGGCCTGCCGCCCTTTGCTCTTTTTCCAAAGACGCTCTACGTTTGTTTTCTTTAGCAGCTTTTAATCTTACGCGAAGTTGTTCTTTTTGTTGCTGTTTTATATCAGACATAAAACCCTCTTTGAGAAAGGGGGCCGAAGCCCCCAATCAGTTTACCCAAAAACAACTTATACGTTATCTTTGTACTCAACTTTACAGATACCGTCAACATCACGTACGACGGCACCAGCTTTCATCATGCCGTTGCAGAGCCAAGAAGTCTTCTGTGCAACCCAATCCACAGAGGTCTTCATGTCAATACCAATAGCAAGTCCAACAGCGTCACGGCTAAAGAAGTATGAATCAACAGTGTTACTTGTAACAGTCAATCCACCTTCAGCACGATCATCAAGAATGATGAACTGGAATCCAGCTAGGCTATTTACGCCACCGCTAACAAGTGCTTTCACAGCTTGGTAGTCAGCAGAAGTAGCCTTCTCATCTTTCAAAAGACCGCCAAGTCCTGCACTGTTAATTGCGGCATACAAGTTAGCGTTAGGAACAGCTTGACCACGCAATGCTACTTGAGCATCAATGACCTTAGCCATAGTAAGACCAGCACTACCGTGTGCAACAGTAGAAGAAGGAGTGATTGCATCAATAGCATCAATTACTAGCTGATCACTACGACGACCCAAAGCGCCAGCGATAGTGTCTGCCAACTCTTGTTTCTCGTCAAAGTTTACTTCAGCTTGGTCAAAGATGTCTGTGTACTCAGGAGCATTCCAGTTTGCAAGAGTAGCTGTTGCAAATGCATAGCTTATGCCCATAGGAACAACATCAGCAGAGGTTGCTTTTTGGTTAGCAAGTCCCTTGCCCATGTTACGGAATTTGTAGGTGTCGCCAACTACATTGTTACGGATTGTTACAGCAGGCTTCAATAGCCCTTTTTGCGCGTACGCGTGTTTTACCATACTGTCAAATTCAATCGACGCTACGGCTGATAGATTAGCACTCATAATGATTTCCTCGAAAAGAGTATTAAAAAAAGTTTTCAAGGTTTTTTGCTGAGTACCCAGTAAAAATGGTCAGCATTCAACCTAAATTTACTGGGCCTTTGGGAAAAGGGTATCCAGTGTACTGATTATACACCTTTTACCCTATATTAATCAATTACCTGAACCGCCCCACGCTTCCATCATCTTTTGAATCTTGCGCTCGTGTTCTATATTTGTACTTCTTAGAAGGTTTCCTTGATCGTCTTTCTTAAACATCTCTGTCTCGATAGCTTCCCAAGATAGACCTTGAGGGTTATGACCTCCCTCCATTGGCAGTTTAGCAGGAGCAGTAGCTTGTACTAGCATCTCAACAAGTGCAATAGTATCTGCGCTAGTTACTAAGTCTCTTGCTTGCTCGTAAGTCTCTGGATCAAGGTTGTTCTTCATAAACCCTTCTACAGTCTTAATTCTTTCCTGAGCATTTTCTCCCAACTTCTCTAGCTCGTGTTCTTGATTAACCTCTTGCGCGGCATAATCTTGAGCAGACAATAATTCCCATGCTTCCCCAAACGCATCAGCACTCATGTTAGTTTTAGTAGCAAATGCCTCTAACTCTTGATACAAGGCATCATCATTCTCAATGCCTTCAGGGGGTGTATAACCGTCTTTAGGAGTTCCTTTAAATCCACCGAACTTCTTTGATAACTCAGAATATCCTTTAGCTTGATCTGCTACAGACTTATATTTTGTATCTAGCCATTCGGGTACTTCACCAGTTCCTTTGATACCATCGGTTAAAAAATACTCACCTTCTGCAAGTTCTGGTGTAGCACTGTCTAACAAGGTATCGCTTTGTACAGCGGCTTGTTCTTCTGACATAACTTAGTCCTTATTTGATTTCAGCTTGTTTCATTTGATTGATTAAAAACTTAATTACCCCACCCTCACCATTGTGGTAAGCGGCTTCATAATTAATATTTTCTGAACCAAAAGAAGTATCGTTCTCATATACAAACCTTCTGGTCAGGTCTGCTAAGATACGCGCTCCATCATCAGTTGTAAAGACTCTGTGGTATGCTTGAGCTAAGTCGTTAGCATTACGCTTACGTATTTCTGCTTGTTTTTTAGCAACTTCTGAATCAGCAAGTTGATCAATATTTGACCAACTCATTGAATAGGCATCGGTGGTTGTGATGTCTTCATGCCAGCTTGCGCGGCTTGTGCCCCAGCCTGAATAACCTGTGCTTTCTCAGTAGGTGTTCTTACCAGTTCAGCAGGCATTCCAGTCTTAGACGCTACCCATGTTCCAAAGTCTTCCTGCTTGAATCCAATCTTAGCTTGATCAGGTCCAGCATTCTGTAAGACAAACTGTACTGCTTGTTGAACATTGATAATATCTTCAGCATCCTGTGCTTTAGCTAGAGGTGATAAGAACTTAATCTCAATATCACGCCCATCTAACTTTAAAGGCTGTAGTATTCCCCTACGTGTAAGGATGTGGACAACACGCTTGAGGATAGGAACAAGAACTTCTGTCTGTAAGCGACCAAATGCACTACCGATTCTCTTAGCTAACTCCCTTGACTCTATGGCTACCTCTGTCGCAGAACGCACAGCACCAGTAGGATCGCGCAGATCGTTAAACAAAGCACGTTTGATAGCAGTCTGTAGCTCCTGCATTTCAAATTGCGCCAATGCTAAGTTAGCACCAGTGTCCAATCTCTGGATAGAAGGGTTAGACGAGTTGTTAGAACCAACTGGAATAACAACTCCCGGACTTATAACTATATTGTAGGGGTTAGTCACGCCATCATCTGTAGCTGTATACATACCTGACAGGTCAATAGCGGCTTTCTGTAGTACAAATTCTTTTACTTTGTTTAGCGAACGTACATCAGGCAGTGCTTGTACAGCAGGGCCACGACCACGTATCTCACCAGAGACTTTAGAGTAACGACCAGTTACCCAAGGGCTTGAATCGCCAAAGTCTTCTTTCCAGCTTATACGATCTTCACCTTTAACCCATACACAGCCGTAGTATTTCTCAGACTTAGGCATATACACAACGCCTTCACTGAGTTCTACTTCTGCATCGGGTTGATTGTCTATTAAATTCTGTACATTTTCTGAGGGCTTAAAGCCTCTCCACTGTCTTTTAAGGTTACGCGCTTTTACGTTAAACCTACGCCAGTGTGTTTCAATAGAACCGTATGGGCCTTCTTCAAACGCAATACCTTTCTGTGGAATAGCGTTAAACACTAGTGGCATATTCGTGTTGTCAGTCTCATCAATACGTAACGTACCTGTACCGACTAACAGATCAAGAGCATGCTCATAGAACTGTGTAGCAAAGTTAGAACGGTTAATAAAATCAAAAACAATGTCTGCTTGTTCTTCTAAGTTTTTTCTTATGTCTTCTTCAGATACGTCAAACTCACCAGTCTCTAATGCCTTAACAACATTTAAAGATGGAGCAAAGGTTGCCCAGTTACTCCAGATAGGGGCGATGTTTTCTTGTAGCTTACTCGCTCCTTGTTGGATAGCTTCAATAGCAGTGGAGTCAAAGATACGATCCATTTTCTTTGAGCCAGCAGTATTAGAGTCAAACAAGTTTCTGTTAGGAAGGAAGTATTCATAAGTATCATCTAATAGGTCATACCATGAGGCCATCTTGTTAAACGCTACAGACTCTCTTGCTTTTAAATCTTGTAATGATCCTAATTCTTTTGGCAGTTTCATTTATCTAGCCTTTCTTGTGGTAGTGTTAGTTGCAGTATATCCTGCACCAGATCGTAACCCAGAACTTCCTGCGCTACCGCCTCCAAAAACTCCAGCCCCAGCCCCAGTAAATCCTCGCGCAACACCTGATTGTCCACCTGCACCACCAGCTTTTGCTAACAAAGACTTAGACCCTAGCTTACCACGAGCCAAGGCTTTTAATCTTTTCTCACTTTCTTCCATCTCTTCATCGAGCATTCTACTTTGTCTTTCTACTACAGCTTTCTCTTGTGCCGTAGGTTCTGGTGCTTTAGGCCGCTTCATGGTGACTCCTTAGATGCTTTAATAATTGATATGGCGTTAGAATGAAAGGATTGTTGATACCTAATATTTGTTTGGTGTGACCTACACAAGTATTAAGCATAAATAATGATCTTCTGCATTCTCTTGGTATATAACTTTTCATTATATATTTACCCTCGATTATACTCTTTTGGTCTATTACAGTAAATAAATCGACGCTTTTGACTGATTTTCCGTAGATAATGAAAGAATTTGGCGTTGGTTTGACAATATAACAGTGCCTAATGCCTTTTTTTAAGAATTTTGACCACCATCTTTGCTGATCATCCTCAAAAATTACATAAACTTTAGAAGACACTAACTTGTACTTTTGCTGTCACAGGTTTAGAAAACGTATCAGTACGTCTTAATGCGGCACGACCCTCGCCCTCACCTTGTAATGCGTACTCCAAAGCCTCAACAGGGTGTGAATATTCGTTCTTATCAGGCTCATCAGTGTATCTTTCCCCTGAAGTCTGGACTCTACGGTAGCAGAAACCACCTTGTAGACCCTTACGGATCATAGATGCTTTAGGTAGGACAATGAATCTAGGCTTACCATCCATACACATTTCTTTCATAGGGACTTCTAGTGCGGCTCTACGCTTCATAGGATCATTAGAGGCAGTAGGTTGACAGGGAATACCTGCGGCTCGCATTATCT